GATGTCTTGGGTCGCAACATCGGTGATGCTTTATGGCCTGAGTGGTATCCCAAAGAAGTGTTAGACGAGACACGCAAGGTATTATCAGCGCAGGGTGGCACACGCTTTTGGAGCGCACTGTATCAGCAAGAGCCGACACCTGAAGAAGGTGACTATTTCAAGGCTGAGTGGTTTGAGTATTACACGCAACGTCCAAAAACGCATGAGATGACGATATATGGCACGAGTGATTTTGCTGTCACCGACAAAGGTGGCGACTTCACCGTCCACATGGTCTTTGGCATAGACGAAAACCGCAACATATACGTTCTGGACATATACAGGGCTCAGGCAGACTCACACGAATGGGTAGAAGTTCTTATTGCGATGATGTCTGAGTGGAAACCTGTTCAGTGGGTAGGTGAAAAAGGTCAGATAGACAGATCGGTAGGACCATTTTTACGGCAGATGATGGGTGAGCGTGGTGTTTACTGCGATATAGAGTCCTTACCATCAGTACAGAGCAAGGCACAGCGCGCACAGGCAATACGTGGTAGAACAGCGATGGGTAAGCTACATTTGCCGAAGCATCTGTCATATACCGAAGATATTGTATCAGAATGTTTGCACTTCCCGATGGGCACAAATGATGATATTGTCGATGCCCTCAGCCTGTTGGGGCGCATATTAGACACCACATACAACCCTGGTCTTGCTGTGGTGCAGAAAAAGCATAGAGACATCCGCTACGGCACAAATATTATAGAGTCTGCCCGTCAGGTAGGCAATAACACGATGCGATTGAGGCGAGCGTGAAACAAAAGCAGATAGAGAAGTGGCAGAAGATCATCAAAAATGGCGAAGCGTATATGAAGGATAAGCGTGAGCGTTGGGATGAGTTGTATGACAGATACAACCTCGACTTGCACGTTTCTAACCTTGCCGATGATGACGTGGTAAAAATATCACGCTTCTACCCACTGATAAGAAAACTTATCGCTTCTGTGGCGTATAACCACCCACGGATGTTTATTCATCTGACAGAGGGCGAACTGCTCAACAGGTTTATCAACGCAGAGACAACATTAGAACGTGCTGCCGATCAGGTATTACGCCTTACAAATATGAAGCGTGAGGTGCATCAGATGATGTTTGAGGCACTGTTCACATCGCGTTCTTTCTTAAAAGTCGGCTACAACCCCCCAGGTGATGATGCCGTAGCACCTTACGTTGTCAATGACGACTTGCAAGACGATTTTCCGTATGTCCAATGGGTATCTGCAAAGAACATCATCGTAGACCCGCTATGCCCACCACACAACTTTTCCGCAGCACAATATGTCATAGAACGTCAGATGGTGCCATTAGAGTTCGCACGTAAAGACAGGCGTTTCGAGAAGTTCAAGAACCAATTAAAACCTATCTCTAAACAACGCCTTGACGAATTTAACGATACACTGTTTTCAGAAGATGGTCTTGGCACCGGTGATGATGATGACAACTTCATGTCAACAGCCCGTGGCCTTACAGAGATGGTCATGTTGTATGAGATACATGACAGAACACACCGCAGGCGCATCGTCTTTGCCAACGACATTGAAGAACCTATCGAAGATGTGCCACATCCGATGTTGCGCCACACACCCATCGTAGATCTCGACCCGTACACAGAGGAAGAAGTCACCGTCGGCACAGAGGCAACCAACAGCTTCTTGATGCCTGGTGGTTTTCAGTATTACACCATGTCGTATGACTTGTCCAATAAGTTTTGGGGTGAGCCGATGATGGCTTACGAAGAAAGTGTTGAGCAACTCATCATCGATTCTGTGTCGCGTCGCCAAGACCTGTTAAAGCGTTTTAAGCGTTTCATCTTGGGGTCTAACTCGGAACGTCAGCAAAACCCACAACTTCCCGACAACCTCAACCGTGTTGATGATGGTGGCATCTTGTGGGTAAACAATCCAAACTCAGCATTTCAGAGCATAGACTTTGGCGCAGCACCACCTGATCAGGTAGGTCTTGAGCGTGATGCCTTGCGCTATGAGGCAGAGATCATACAGGTAGACACACCATCTGCTGACAGTGCCACAGAGGCAGCCGTGCGAGCATCTTCCACAGAGGTAAACCGTGAGTGGATGCAGATGCCGGTAGCAAACGCATATCGGTGGGCAATACGGTCTATCTTCAATATGTTCTCTGACGAGCGATATATCCCCGAAGCATTTTATGTCAATGTGGGGCGCGATGGTGAGCCTGCCTTGAACAGTATCATGGAAAATCAACCGCAAAGAAGTGGTCAAGTTGTTGGGCAGTGCTTTCCGCAAGGTCAACTTTACAAAACTGTTACAACCAGAGATCAACCCCGACGCGGCAGGGTTGGCACAGATGGAAAACACGGTATATCTGGTGCGTGGTGGTGAGATACCTCCACAACCAGGCCAAGACCATCAAACACATATACAGGTGCATAACAACATGCAGTCTGTCCCTGAGTTTCAGCAACTACTGCCACAACAGCAACAACAGATTATGCAGTTGAGAGATCAGCACATACAGCAACACCAAGAACTGATGAATCAGGAAGGTGGAACGAAGGGCAGGCAGACGCGACCTTCCGAGCAGTCCAAAGCCACAGACCTCATGGGGCAAGTGCGTAGCAACGCGCAAGATGTATCGAATGCGATACGCTCAGACGTACAAGCAAACGCAATGTAGAGGGCAATATGCCAGTATATAACTTCAAATGCAACGACTGTAATACCTTAAAGACCGATGTGTATTTCGCTCTTGCCGACCTGCCAAGCCATATCACCTGCTCGCAATGCAGTGGGCATATGGAACAGGACTACTCACGGCATGTGGTAGGATATTCAGACAGTGGATACCCTTACACAGACCCGCAGACAGGTATGACATATACCTCTGCCAATGATAAGAAGCAAAAGTTGAAGATGTTGGGATTGGAAGAGGGCGCGTGGAAAGAAGGTGGCGCACCGGTTAGCGAGACTCACATGCACGAAGCGTGGAAGCAAGAGCGTGAGGGCAAGAAGTTGCTCGGAAACAGTTTTTGGTTGGATGACGAATCATCTGTTGAGAAACAGACAGATGCCATTATCGCCAAAGAAGGTGACAAACTGATAGACAAGTCGATAAAGGTAGGATGATATGAGCAAAGAAGCATATGAGAGATGTTTAGAAGAGTTGGTTTGTGAGCCAAACGTATTTCCTGAGACATTGCAACGTGTTACGGATTATGTGGCATCTTTGGAAGCACAGTTGGCAGAAAAAAGCAAACCTGCTAAAAAAGCAGTTAAAAAAGCAAAAAAAGCAGGAAAAAAGTAGTGTGATCGTCACATTGCTAAAGATTACACAGAAAGGGCAACAAAATGGCTGATACAGACTCCGCAGTTGTCGATGAGACACCGGCTGAGGACTCACCAATCGGCTCACAGATGGGCGACGGTCTTTTTGAGGACGTTGGTCAACCTGCTGTGAGTGATTCGAGTGACACTTCTCAGGACGCTCCGTCAGGCGATGCAGGACACTCTGAAGAAGCACAAGACAACCCAAACAATAACTTTGATCCGTCCAAGGTAGACTTTTCTCGTGTCAACATCGACGATGTGCCTGAAAACTATCGTGGTCTTGTTGCATCGGCTCAAAGTGCTATACGCAACGCGCAGTCAGGCTTTACTCAGAAGCAACAAGAGTTGCAGAACGAGTTGAAGCAGATGCGCGAGCAGATGAACAGCAACAGCGTATCAGAAACGGTAGCAAATACCATCCGCGACATGAACAAGCAGGATGACTTTGCATATCTTACGCCTGAGCAGAAACAGGCCATAGATACCGTTAAAGAGATTGTCGGTTCAGAGATTAAAGACCTTCGTGACCTGCCAAATACCATTACGGAAATGCGGCAGACCTTGCAGGCATTGCAACAGCACCAACAGCAGGCACAACAGTCTGCTCTGCAATCAGAAGTCAACGAGGCACGTAGTCTTTATGGTAATGACATCGACAATTATGGACAACAGATATACGCACTTATGCAGACAGCGAATCCCAAGACGGGTTCTCGCTACTCTGTGAAAGATGCTTATGAACTTGTCTCTGGTGCGTCAATGCGTAAAGCACAAGAGCAAAGAAATGCCAATGGTGCCGTAAGAACAACTGCCAAACAAACGGCAGGAACACCATCGGCAAATGCGACACTACCTGGTGGCAACAGTGCATTATCTGATGAAGATGTTGTAGCGCAGTTGAAGAACTTGGGCTTTGAATAGGAGTTTGTGCTATGGCTGCTACAAGCACAACTGAAACATGGGATGCGGCGTGGACGCTGACCATGCGAGCAGAGCGCAAAGAATTAACCGATAATATCTTTGATGAATACCCCACATTGGCATGGTTCCGACAAAGCAACCGTGTGCAACTCGACAGTGGTGGTAAAGAAATCAAAGAAAACTTGCTGTATGGCACCAACGCCTCGGAATGGTTTGACGGTTATGACACGTTGAACACCGATGCTGTTGATGGCATCACTGCGGCATTTTATCCTCGTCGATATATTGCCACGCCTATCACGATTTCTATGACTGAGGAGAAAGAAAATGCTTCTCCTCACCAAGTAAAATCGTTGCTGTCGTCAAAGACTATGCAGTCTATGAGCACGGCACGAGACACCATCAATGCGGCACTGTTTACTGGTGCTACTGGCAAGTCGATGTTGGGTTTCCAAGATTTGATTCCTGACGATCCAACAACCGGCACTGTCGGTGGCATCAATGCTGCCAATGAGTCGTGGTGGAGAAGTCAGAACCAATCCATCGGTAACTTCGATGAAGCCTCTGCACCATCGTATACCGGCATCAAGAACCTGCAAACCCTTAAGAACAACTGTTCTGAGGGCAATGTCACACCTGACGGTATTGTGATGACGCTGACCACCTATGGTGAGTATCAAAACATCTTGTCCGGCACAGGGTATGCTCGTATTGAGCAGACAAAAGGCACAGGCATTGGCACCGGTGGAAAATTGATGTTTGATGGCGCACCTGTATGGTATGACCGCGACTGCGGCTCTTCCAACTTGTATTGCTTGAACAGCAAGCACATCAAATTGGCTATTGAGCGTTCATTGAACTTTGCAAAGACACCGTTTAAAGAACCAGCAAACCAGTTGGCAAAGGTTGCTTTCATCGTTGTTGGTGTGCAGTTGTGCTCCAACAACCGTCGTCGCATCGGTTCTGGTGACACAGTAAGCTAAAATCCAGGGGCGCAAGCCAATGCGCCCCTATTTAATCCTGCCCATAGGAGATTGGAGATTTATCATGGCTACACGTTTGTCAGGATCAGGTTGGTATGTAGGCGATGGTGGGGAGAGCAATTCTCAAGCAAAAGGTCTTTCGACCATCAATGGTGGTGGTGCCAAGCAAGGCATCTATGATGTTTCGTCAACACAAAACTTTCCACTCGGCTATCGCGTTGCTTTTGATGATGGTCGTGTGTATCGCTATGCACACTTTGTCTCTGCCGTAGGACCAGGTAAAGTGGTAGCACAAGATTTCAGCGTATCGGGTTTCGCAAGTATTGATGCGAAGTTCACAAACTCAGCAGGCACAAGCGCAGATCAATCGGCAGGTGCTACGACTGTTTATTTGTTAGATACCGCTACGTTTACCACAGCAGATGCCGAAGATGTATTTGCTGGTGGATATTTTATCACCACAGACGATCAGGGTGAAGGTCACTCTTTGCGTGTTAAGTCGAACACGCAAGGTACTGCCGCAGGGCTGATGCAACTGGACTTGTATGATGGACTTCCTGTTGCTGTCAACTCTGAAAGTTCTGGTGCTGTTGTTGGAAATATGTATCGCAATTTAGCCATCGCAAACAATGGCACCGATGATGTCGTTTCAGGTGTCACAGTTGTCGATATGGCAGCAGGTGAGTATGGATGGGTGCAAACGTGGGGTGTTGGTGCTGTATTGGGTGACGCATCCGCAGGAACACTCGCAGCAGGAACGATTGCACAGTTGTCTGATGGTGTAAACGGTGCCGCACAACCTTTTGGTGGTGGCGCAGTCAACTCAGAAGATGACCACAGTTACGCTCCTGAGCCTATTTTGGGATATTTCGTCACTGCTATTGCAAATGGCGAGTATGGACCAATTTTCTTGCAGGTATCTCCGTAGTGTGATAATATGCGTGGGGCTTCGTGCTCCACGCATATATCCAGAAAGGGCAAGGTATGAAGATACTCGTAAATGTGCCGTTTATGAAGCCACACAAGAAGTTTTTGCCGGACTTCATAAAATGGTATGGCGAGAGTTGTAAACGTCACGACATCATCTTAAATTTTCAGATGTATCGTGCGTTGCACAAAGTTCTCGGTGACAGTGTAACGATAGCAAAGAACAACGACTGCACACACATCTTATACACAGAAGATGACCACTACCGGTTTCCGATAGATGGCATTGAGAAGTTGGCAGGTTACGACAAAGATGTGATAGGTTTTCAGACCTATAAAAAGACATACCCGTTTCACCCTCTCAATATGGTAAAGATTGATGATAGCATATCGCTGACTGATAAGGTAAAAAACTTAAAACCATTTTCTGGCAAATCAGGAATAGCAAAGACAGACCTGATAAGTTGGGCTTTTACATTGGTAAAGACAGATGTTTTTGACAGGCTAGAAAGTGACCCGTTTGAATTTTGGGGATATTCTCCCAATGACAGTTATTTCTGCCAAGCATGTGAAGATGTCGGCATTGACAGGTGGATATGTTTTGACTACGTGATGCCACATGGCGACATAACACCAGAGCAGATACCGTATCACAAAAAAGTTGCTGAGTCGATGCGAGCACCACAAGCTACCGACGAAGATCAGCAGGTGATTCAGCAGATGGCATTGGCGCAGGAGGCACAATGCGTATCTTGATGACGAACCACAGTATGCACGAAATTGGTGGCACAGAGATGTGGGTGGTTACGGTATCGAAAGAGTTGGTACGCAGAGGTCACGATGTAGATGTTTACACATTCATAGAAGGTGATGCAGCAGACCTGTTGCCCGAAAGTGTTGGCATTTATACGACACCACCTCAGACGCACTATGACCTTTTGCTGTCGAATCACAATACCTGCTACGGCATGGTAAGAAGTTTGGCAGATGTGAGCATATACACATCTCATGGACCATCGCACAAGTTAGAGTTGCCCGTTGTAGACGCAGATGTTATTGTCGCGGTTTCCGAAGAAGTAGCGCAGGTGGCAATATCTTACGATAAGCCATCGTATGTCATCAGAAACCCGATAGATACAAACCTGTTTAAGCCTGTCAATAAGCCAACAGGGGGTGATCCTAAAGTTTTGGTGATGTGCAAGAACATCGACGCATCACAAATGGCGCGTCAGGCTTGTGAGAATGTTGGATTTGACTACGATGTGATACACCACGAAGAAAAGCCTATCGATGATGTGTGGAATCACCTGCCGAACTATGAAATAGCTATCACATCAGGACGTGGCGTATATGAGGCGATGGCTTGTGGCGTAAGACCTTTCATCTTTGACCGTAGAAGTGGTCAGATACTATCAGATGGGTGGGTCACAGAAAACTCTATAAAGAAGATACGGCAGCGTAACTGTTCAGGTCGCTTTTTTAAGAAAACGCCAGACACAGAAACGATTGGGCATCACCTGGTAGGGTGGGAAAAATTAGATCCTACGTGGATGCCTGAGTATGTAAAACAAAATCATGCTGTTGATGCGGTAGTAGAAAACTATTTAACACTATATGAGAGGGTTTCCGATGGCAAAACAACAACCACCTAAACTTCCTACACCTGAAGCAGTTGAGAAGATTGATGCACCAAGCACACCGACAATCAGTCTTGCAGACATCCGGCAAGCACTTAGCAGTGCCACCGCAGATGAAAAGGCCGCCTTTGCTGATGCCATTGGACTGTCCAAAGTTATTGGCGCACCAAAAAAGCGCAAACGCAAAGTCACTGACGAAGAAATCAAAAATATGGCACTTGCTACGGGTGGTGCTACGCATCCTGAAGGATGGACACCAAACCCACCAGAATCTATTGTGGCATTGGGTGACGGTGCTGTTCACGCGTGGAAAGAGCAGTGGTTAGATGGCAACGTGAAAAACTGGGATCGTGCCAGTGACACAGAGATTGCCGAGATGGTTGCCTCTGCCCACATGTAGGAGTTTATATGAACAGGCAAGGACAGTTTGGGAGAAATCCCGAAATATTAGACGCGACAGGGTTCTCAGGCGATGGGTCTTTGCTAACATTTGGGCAACAGGTGATAGAGGCACGAGCAAGCGAACCGCCTGACCCACCTGCCGATCATTCTATTATCTGGTTGGACTCGTCTACTGATGAGTTGAAAATAAAAATCACCGATGGTGCAGGTGTTACGAGGACATATGTAGTGGCTCCAACAAACA